TATCTATCGGGTTCATTTGCTGCGTCAGACTCATGCAGCGGTCAAGTTCCTTTCCTGCGAACCACTGCTTGGCCCGTTACCGAATTTGCCCCTGGCAGGCATGGATTGGGTGATCGTGGGCGGCGAAACCGGCCCCGGTGCGCGGCCCATGCACCCGGACTGGGCGCGGAGCCTGCGCGATCAGTGCGCGGTTGCTGGCGTGCTGTTCTTTTTCAAGAAAATGGGGGCAGCCTGGTCTGGTGAGACGCCGCCCGATTTGTTGGTCCGGGAGTATCCGGCACAAGCCGTTTGACGATGAATCAAGCGCTACAGCGCAAGCGATCAAGCTCGCGCAGAGCATTGCGGATAAGGGCGGCGGGACGGTGGAGGAAACGACCTGGAAGGGGAGAAAAGCATGGCGCATCGTTTTGTAACGCCACCGTCTCTTGACACCGCGAAAATGGAGGCGGAAATGGAACTTGATACCATCATTACAGGTGATAGCGCAGTAGTCTTGCAAGGCTTTGAGCCTGAGTGTATCGACCTTACCGTCACATCCCCGCCTTACGACAATCTCCGAACCTATAACGGCTTTGTGTTCGATTTTGAAACGATTGCCCGCCAGTTGTACCGCGTGACCAAGCCGGGCGGGGTGGTGGTGTGGGTGGTAGGTGACGCAACGGTGAACGGAAGCGAGACAGGCACATCATTCAGGCAGGCTTTATATTTCAAAGAGTGCGGCTTCAATCTTCACGATACGATGATTTATCAAACCGACAAGCCGCCAATGAATGACAATCGCTATCAAGCAGAGTTTGAATATATGTTCGTATTCTCGAAGGGTAAACCTAAAACAACAAATCTGCTTATGGAAAACACGCTCAATCCTGGTGGTAAGCGTGGAACATATCGTCAAGCAAATGGCAACCTGAAAGCCGCTTTTCATCGAAAGCCAACAGGTGATAAAAAGGTAAAAGGTTGCATTTGGTATTATCCATCTGGCGGTAATAATTTAGGTCATCCAGCGGTTTACCCTGAACAACTTGCACATGACCACATTCTTTCATGGTCAAACGAAGGTGATATAGTGCTTGATTGTTTTTGCGGCTCTGGCACTACTTTGAAAATGGCAAAGATGTTATCCCGCCATTACATCGGTATTGAAATCAGTCCTGAATATGTCAGCCTCGCAGAGCGCAGGTTACTTGCTACCCCTGTCCCGCTCTTCGGGCAAAGTTTGCTGTCCGTAGCAGATGATGATCATAACTCACCGGTAACGCCACCGTTATTTTAAAAATTGACTAAAAACTGAAACAACCCCTTGACAGGATAGAAAGCGGGTATATCATAGAGGCATGAGGAAGTCACGGTTTTCTCAAGTATAGCGCCCTGCGATAGTTGCAGGGCGCTTTTGTTATCAACGGAGGTTGACGAAATGATTAATTCGCTCTTAAAATCTCGCAAGTTTTGGATTGCAGTAATAGCCGTTATCCAGACGGTGCTGTTCCAGTTTGTGCCCGACTTCCCGCCGGCGGTTTGGCAATCCATTGACGGCCTACTGGCGGTTTTGATTGCCACCATTGCCTGGGAGGACGCCGCCGCTAAGCGGGCCGGCACAACCATCCCCCGCTGACGACCGTGGATCATGAGGCGATCTTGACGGTCGTAGGCGGGGTCATCACCGGCGGGGTGGGCGTGGCGGTAGTCAACGCCCTGGCGAACCGGCGCAAGGTCCGCGCCGAGGCGCATCTGACCGAGACTCAGGCCGACAAAACCGCCACCGAGGCAGTGTTGGCGGCGACGGCGCGCCTGCTGGAGATGCAGTCCGCAATCTTCGCGCTTCAAACTGACACCGCCGCGCTCAAACTACAAGTCGCGCAAGCCGAGGAGAGAGCGCTGCACTCGGAGCAGCAGCGTGAAATGTTGGCCGAGGCCCTGGTCCAGGACCGCGACAAGATTGCCCGCCTGGAAACCCGGCTCTCCGACCTGGAGCGCGAGCGCGAGGCGTTACTTGCGCGCATCGCGGCCCTGGAAGCCGAGAACGCCACCCTCAAGGCTGCTCTGCGTGGGCAATGTGAGGGGGCGGCATGGGATAGTGTTGGCGCTGCTGTTGGTGCTGAGCCGCTATGAATCCCGTCGTTGACCACGTCGCGCAGCTCTCCGACGCGGCGCTGGCCGCGTTGGTAGAGCAGGCCATCGGAGAGAGCCAGCAGCGCCACGAGGTGACCTGCGCGGCCCTGGTCGCCGAACTGTTGCGGCGCTACCTGGCGCTCAAGGCCGCTCTGAGCCGGTTGGCCGACGGCGGGCTGCCGGGCGAGTGATGCGAAAATACTATGAAAAGTGCGGCAAGGGCAAGCGGGGAGGCAAGCGTGGCAAGTGACCTGCGGGCCGTAAACGAGTTCATGGCGCAACCGGACGACAATGGCGCGCGGTATTTCGCGTACCAGGAGCAGCCGGAGATAGTCGCGGCACGGGCTGAACTGCTGTTGCTGCGGGAGCGCCTCCGGCGTCTGGAGGCCTTCCGGCAAATGGTGGCGGCTGGGCCGGCGGGGATGACCGATTACCGCGAGTGGTGCGATTACGTCTGCGAGATGGCGATGGAGTTAGCATGAGTGATCTATCCTGGCGTCCGGTGACCGTCACGTTGTCCGAGCTGCAACCCTGGGCGCGCAATCCACGCCGCCTGAGCAAAAAGCAGGCCGCGCGGTTGCTACAGTCCTGGGACGATCTGGGGCAATTCCAGACGATTGCCATCGGGCCGGGCGGGGAGGTTTACGACGGCCATCAGCGCTTGAGCGTGTTAAAAGCGGCGCACGGCAATGACTACACTGTGCAAGCGCTCCAAGCCTCGCGGGCGCTGACCGAGGCCGAACGGGAGGCGCTGACCATTCTCGCGCAAACGGCTGCCGGATCGTGGGACTGGGACGCGCTGGCCGGGTGGGATACGGCGCTTTTGCAGAGCCTCGGCCTGGACGCAGATCTACTGGCCGGATTGAACGATGACGCGGCGAACTTGCGGGAGATGCTGAACAGCGAAAAGCCCGCGCCGGTGGACGCCGAACCGCAGATTGACCGCGCCGAAGAGTTGCGCGAAAAATGGGGCGTTGAGCCGGGCCAATTGTGGAGGCTTGGGCGACATAGCGCCCTTTGCGCCGATGCGATGGACATCGATATCGCTGGATCGGAGCTGGTCGTAACCGATCCACCGTATGATATGCGGGGGGGTGATGTGATGGATATCGTAGGGCGCTTTGCGCCGCGTGCCATCGTTCTGTGCGGGGATCGGCAAGCGTTTGAGATTGCGTCTATCTGGCGCTTTGCGCTTGACCTCATTTGGGTTCATCGCACGCCGCGTAAGTTTCCTACGCTACACGCGCCGCTAATGTGTCACACACATTGTGTCATCATCACCAAGCCGGGCGTTAAATCGGAATGGCAAAAACCAAGACCGGATTACAAGAGCGTGATTGAGATTGCCGGTCCAGAGTACGAAGATACTGAGATGGGGCACGGTAAGGCGGCGGGATTATTTGTGTTGATGATGGAGGGATTCAAACATAGGGCGATAGCTGACCCATTCATGGGCACCGGCGCTGTTGTGTTGGCGTGCGAGTCATCCGGGAGAACGTGCGTCGGGGTTGAAAAAGAACCGTCCACGCTGGCGGTCGCGTTGGAGCGGTTCAGGATGGCCACCGGCATTGAGCCGGTATTGGCTAGTGATGCTGGTCGATATAGCGCGGGTTCACATACCCCGTCGGGAGATAGGGCTGAAGGTCATGCTTAATGTAATGCTTCACGCCCAGCCGGTTTACCACGTCCAGCACGCGCAGCGTGTAGTCACGCCAGTCGGTCGCGCCGGTCATTGGCAGATAGTTGGCGCGTCCGACTTTGTACAGATCGACAAAGCCATGCGTGTGTTCGATGATGCTGATACTTGCATCCACACTCAAGGTCGGCTCAAGGCTAACCCAGGTGAAGATGCCGCGCTCGTGGAACGCCTTGAGCGTAGCGATACGATCACCGGGCAGCGCCGCGCCACGTTCCCATTTCAAGCTAAACGAGTCGTCCAGACTCGTGAGCGTGCTGGCGAATGCGTCGCGGTCAGGCCGGAAGAAATCAATATCAGCCAGCGCCAGGCTGCCGCCTTTCGTCAACGTGCAGAACGCAAGGCCGTAATCGGCCAGCGTTTCGAGCGTCGGGCGCGTCAGGCTCCGGTTGTGGGGGTTATACGGGTCGGTGGTGAACGACAACATCACCTGTTCGGTGATGCCGGCGGCGCGGTATTTGGCCGCGTCCCTGCGCAGCGAATCCATGAAACCAGGGCGCGGCGTGGCAGTTGCGTCAAACTCTTCCCGCGTCATGCGCAGCACTGCCGGGACGTAGCAGTACGCGCATTTGTGCCCACAACCGCGATACGGGTTGGTGGCGAGCTTGGCGTATTCGCCGGCCTGTCCGCGTGGGGCGTAGATGATGGCGCAGTTCTTCACCGACCAACCGTCATCGTTCAACTCAGCAACCATCGGGCGTCCGCCGAGTTTGCCGTTCTTGCGCACGGCCTCGACTTTTGCGGGTGTTCTCGCAGTCCCGCCTTTGCGTCCGAGCGCAGCCGCAGCCGTGCTCAGATCAAACATGGGTGTGGTTTCCATAAGCCCATTTTACTCCAAAGCGCTTAGGTTGTCAAATGGCAGAGGATACCACTAACACAGGAACGAAACAGGATTCGGCAAGGCCGCGAAAACCCGGAACGTTCACCAAGGGCGACCCGCGCATTAACCGCAAGGGCCGCCCGAAGTCGTTTGACCAACTGCGGGCGCTCGCGCAGCAGATCAGCCACGAGGTGCTCACCGCCAATGACGGCAGTCAAAAGACGGTGGTAGAGGCGCTGCTACGGAAGATAGCGACGGAAGACCCCAAACTATTCCTTGAGATCGCCTTCGGTAAAGTGCCGCAGGCGGTAGACGTGACGAGCGGCGGCGAAAAGGTTGCGCCGCGGGTTGAACTCGTGGAAGTCATCAAGTTGGTGCGTGATGAGTAACCTGTACAGCGTAGCCGGCAAAAATGTTCAGTTGATGCTACATCCCGGTCAGGTGCGGGTGTGGGATAGCACAGCGCGCTTCGTGCTTATGCTGGCTGGCACACAGGGGGGCAAGACGAGTTTCGGCCCGTGGTGGCTGTGGCGCGAGATTGAGCAGCGCGGCCCCGGCGATTACCTTGCCGTCACGGCCACCTACGACCTGTTCAAGCTGAAGATGCTGCCGGAGATCAAGGCGGTATTCGCGTTGTTTGGCTACACCTACCGCGCCTCTGACCGGCTACTGGAAAGCGAAGACGGTCGGACGCGCCTTATCCTGCGGTCGGCGGAGGCGGAGGGAGGGTTGGAATCGGCGACGGCGCGCGCGGCCTGGTTTGACGAGGCCGGGCAAGTCTATAATGCGCAACCGTGGGACGCGCTTCAGCGGCGCTTGTCGTTAGCGCGCGGGCGCTGCCTGATCACCACCACGCCTTATAGCGTGAATACCTGGCTGAAAACCGACTTCTACGACCGTTGGCGGGCGGGTGATCCTGACTATGACGTGATCCAGTTTGAGAGCCGCGAAAATCCAGCGTTTTCGGTGGAAGAATTTGAGCGCGCGCGGGCGACCTTGCCCGACTGGAAGTTTCAAATGTTCTATCGCGGGGTTTTCCAAAAGCCGGAAGGCCTGGTCTACCAGCAGTTCGGTACCCAGCACATCCGCCGCCGTGTTGATGACCACTTCACCGAGTGGCTAATAGCTGTGGATGAGGGCTTCACTAATCCCATGGCGATCCTGCTGTGCGGGATAGACCACGACGGGCGCTGGCATGTAGCGCGCGAGTTCTATCGCTCTGGCGTGTTGCAGGCCGAGGCGACGGCGTTAATCGCGGAATGGTGTCACGAACTGCCGATTACGGCGGTCGTGGTGGACGAAGCGGCGGCGGGGTTAATCGCCGCCCTGCGCGAGGCGCGCCTGCCAGCCGTGGGGCACAAGGGCCGCGTCGTGGACGGGATCGTTACCGTTGCTGAACTGCTGGCGCTGGCGCGCGACGGTACGCCCCGCCTGACCGTGGACCCGGATTGCGAAAACCTGATCCGCGAATTTGAGAGCTACACCTGGCGACCGGGGCGCGAGGAGCCGGTCAAGGAGAACGACCACGCGCTGGACGCTCTGCGCTACGCCATTGACTGGCGTCTCAACAGTTACCAGGCCCTGACAACCTGGATAGAACAGCCGAGGGTATATGCCGGATACTGAGAGCGAAAACATCCGTCGCCGGGTGGCGGCCCGGTTCAGTGAGAGCACGACCGTCCCGGAAGAAGCCGGCTGGCAGCCGCTGACGCCCCTGACGGCCTGGCGGCGACCGGAAGATGATCCGGCGGTGCGCCAGGACGCCATCATCGCCTCGTATTACTACGCCCGCCGTGATCCGCTCTATCAGCGCGCGATCCAACTAACGCGCGCCTACACGTTCGGGCGCGGCCTGACCTGGAATGCACGCGACCCGCGCGTGGCGGCGGTGCTGGCCGAGTTCATGGACGACCGCGACAACGCTATTTTCTCGCGGGCGGTCGGGCAATGGGAACTCTGCGAGCGGCTCCTGATCACCGGCGAACTGTTCCCGGTCTTTTTCGTGAATTGCCGGACCGGGCGCGTCAAAAGCGCGCTGGTGGAGCCGTTGGAGATCACCGAGATCATCACCGACCCGGACAACCAGTACCGCCCACTGTACTACCAACGCGAGTATACGGCCCTGGCCTGGGACTGGCGCAGCGAGACCTACCAGCAACCTGGCCTGCAACGGGCCTACTACCCGGACTGGTACAACCGCCACCCGGAGCGCGGCACCTTTGACGAATACGCCGAGGACGGGACGCGCCTCACCCGCGTCGTGATGACTCAACTCAAGGTGAACTCGCACGGGCTGCGGGGTTTACCGCCGTTCTACTCTGGCATCCCCTGGATCAAAGCGTACAAGGGATTTCAGGAAGACCGGGCCACGCTCACGCTGGCGCTGGCAACCTTTGCCTTCAAGGCCAAGGTGCGCGGGAACCAGGCGCAGATCGGGCGCGTGGCCGGGCAGTTGGGACGCAGCGTAGCCGGACGCTACGGCTCGCATTCTGCCGACCGCGAACGGGCCGAGGGTGCGCAAACCTGGGTAGAGAACGACTCTATGAACCTGGACCAAATCAGGGTAGACTCCGGGGCCGCGAACGCTTACCAGGACGGACGCATGTTGCGGCAGCAGGTCAGCGCCGCCGTAGGGATCACCGAGCCTGACCTGACCGGCGACCCGTCCATTGGCAACCTGGCCTCGCTAACGGCCATGAACGGCCCGCAGGTCAAAGGGTTTGAGGCCTGGCAGCAGATTTTCCGCGACTTTTACCGGGACGTGTTTCAGTTCGTCTTGGAGCAGGCGCAGACTTACGGGACCCTACCGCGCGACGCCGACCTGAGTTTCGAGGTGGACTTCCCGCCTATCGTCACGGAAGACCTGCCGTCGCTGGTGAACGCCGTGGCGCAGTTATTGCAGGCACAAAGCCTGATGGCGCGCGAGTTCATCCCCTGGAAGCGGTTGGCGGCGCGAGTGCTCCAGGCCTTCGGCGAACAGGACATTGACACGGCGCTGGACGAATTGCAGGCCACCACTACGGCAACGCCGGAGAGCGCCGTCACCGATGCGGCGCTACCGGACGCACAAGCCGAGGCTTTGCGGCGGGCCGCCGAGGCCCTGCGGGAAGCGGCGGGGGTGTAGGTGTGTGCGCCCACGGCCTTAGCGGAAGCGTTGGCGCTGGTCCAACTGCTGGAGGCGCGCACTTATCGTCACCAGGCCAAAGCCCTGATTGCGCAGGCAATGGCCGAGGTAGAAGCGGCAGCAGCGGCGTTGGAGGCCTCGCGCTTTTCGCAGTCGGCGCGCCTGACCTTCCGCTCGCGGGTATCGGGGATGCTGCGCCGGAGCGCGCCGACTATGGCGCAACTGGGTTGGTATGCCGGTGGGGGTACAGGCAAGCCCCCGGCGGAGATTGCCCGGAACTTTATAGACGAACAGCAACAGTTTCTCAGCCGGTGGTTTTTGCAAATCAAAGCCGCCGGGGCTTTAGTCGGTGGAGCGGTGCGGGCGCGGATGTATGCGCAGGCTTTGGAGCAGGTCTACCAGCGGGCTTACATGGCCGCTGCCGGGCAGAAGGTGGGGCTACCGCCCTTGCCGGCCTACCCGCGCGACGGCTCCACCCGCTGCAAGATGAACTGCAACTGCTACTGGGAGGGACCGCTTAAGCGCGAAGATGAAAATGGCGTTTACTACGAGTTGTACTGGCGCTTGCGACCTGGCGAGAGTTGCGAAGACTGTATCCGGCGGGCAACGGTGCAATGGAACCCGCTGCGGATCATCAATCTGAACGGGATTTGGATTTTTGCAGAAGGAGGTGAACATGCCATATAACAACGTGCCCCGCGAGTTGTGGGACAAAATGGATCGCTGCGTCGCCGACGTGCGCCGCCAGCATGGCTACAGCAAGGAGCGCGCCATTGCGATTTGCCATGCCGGGCTGGTCAAGAAGGAGTCTGTCCGCCCGCTGACCGAGGTAGCGGTGGCGGCCCCCACCCTAAACGCCGACGGCAACCTGGACGGGATCATCGTGGTGGAGGGCTTGAGCAAGAACCGCAACCGCTACACGCGGGCAGCGCTGGAATCGGCCATCCCGGTATTCGCGCACGGCCTGATCTACGCCGACCACAACCTGCCCGGCGAACCGCCGGAGCGCAGTATCAGGAACGTGGTGGGGCGGTTGCCGGGGCCGGAGGGGATGTCGGTGGAGGTAGCGGAGAACGGGCAGGCCGTCTTGCGCTTTCGGGGGGCGCGGCTCTCGGAGAGCGCGGGCTGGCTGAAGACTATGCTGGCCGAGGGCATCCTGGGCGACATGAGCATCAACGCCGCCGGAGCCGGTAAGCAGGAAGGGGATGAGTTCATCGTGGAGGCTTTCAGTCCCGACTATCCGGCCTCGTTAGATTTTGTGACACGGGCCGCTGCGGGCGGCTATGGCGCGTTGCGCGAATCTGAGACACCAACAATTGGGAGGGGTATGGAGAACACGGAGTTGCAGCGGTTGCGGGCCGCGCTTAAACAGGCGCGCCAGGAAGCCCGCGAGGCCGAGGCCGCGCGTTTGCTGGAAATCAAAACGCGCGGATTGAGTGAGAGCGCACGCCTGCGCGTGGCACAGCGAGTAGCGGGCGCGATCAAGCGGTTCGTGGAGCAGGACGAAATGCCAGCGGTGGAGATCACGCTGCCGGAAGAGGTCCAGGCATTGCCGGAGGAGGCGCAGGCGGTCTGGTTGCGGGCCTACATGGAAGCCAAGCCCAAGGGCGAGTTCGCGGCCAACCATCTGGCCTGGGCTGAAGTCCTCAAGTCCTACGAGCAGAACGAGAATGGCGAGTGGGTGAAGTCCGGCAATGCTCCCAATCCGTCCGAGGAACTGGCGGGCGAGATTGAGCAGGCCGCGCAGGCCGAGACCGGAACGGAGAAGCCGGAGAAGATGGAGAGCGCCGTGCCGGGCGCGATCCGGGGCATGGGGCGCAGCGGCGCGCGGGTAGTCACCGAAGCCGAGGTTGAGGAAATCTTCAAGCAATTGGGAGGGCGACATGGCTAAAAATGCGGGAGCGATTGAGCAGTATGCACCGATCCAGCTCAAGTTGGGCGTGACGCGCTCGGCGAAGGCCGGGACGGTGCTGGCGCTTAACAGCATGGTGGTCTACCTGCAAACCGACGCCGACGCCAACGACGAGGCGATTTGCACGCTCCCCTGCGCACACGCGCAGGTGGTCAGCGTGACCGCCGCCGATCACAGTGGCGCAAGCACGGTAGCGGTGGGCGATAAACTGTATCTGGATTCCGGGGTCATCAACAAAGACAGCACGGATGGCGTGCCGCTTGGCTATGCGCTGGAGGCGCTGGCGGCGGGTGACACCGGCAACATTCTGGTGGGCTTTGGCCTGTAAGGGGGGTGAGAAAATGAAGCAAATTCTTGAATCTGTGAACGACGCGGATTACCGGGGCATGGTCCCGGTGCCAGCGTTGCAGTCGCAATTGAACAGCAATCCCGGCTACCTGGCGAAACTCAAGACATTCGCCGAGGCCTACCGGGACTACATTGACGGCCAGGGGCACACCTACCTGCGCGCGCGGGAAGCCCTGCGCACCTGGGCCGGTCTGCAATCGCAGCCGGTTTGGTTGAGCGAAGCCCTGGGCCCCAGTGATTTCTCCTATCTGTTCGCTGACACGCTCCAACGGCTGCTGCTGGATCAGTTCCAGGTCGCCAACCACGACTGGGAACTGTACGCGGGGGTGCGCACTGCGCCCGATTTCCGCGATGTCAAGCGGTTCCGGGTCAGCGCCGGGGCGGGTTTGCTGGGTGAACTGGGGCCGGGCGAGTCGTATCGGCAGGACGTGATCGGCACCGCCTACAAGGCTTACGGCCTGAAAAAGTGGGGCCTTGTCCGCTCGTTCTTCTGGGAAGCGTTCGTCAATGACGACCTGGACGCCCTGCGGCGCGCGCCGGCTGACCTGGCGCAGGCCGCGCGCAACACCGAGGCTTACGTAGTCACTGCCGCTTACGCCGCTAACGCAACGCTGTACAGCGCGACGCACACTGTGAACGGGGTGAATTACAGTAACGTTACCAGTGACACGCTCAGCCTTAACGCTCTGGTGGACGCCATCAGCGAGATGGGTTCCTATCCCGGCGATGATGCCACTGGCGTCATTATCAACAACACGCCCAAGTACATCGTGGTCGGCAGCTTGGGCCTCAAACTCCTGGCCGAGCAAATCTTGCAATCGCCGCAGGTCATGTACATCGGCCAGACCGACTTGAGCAACCTGCCCACGGCTAACCCGCTGGGGACGCTGCGGGGCAACCTGCAAGTCGTCTGGAATCCGTTCTTGCAGTTACTGGACACCAATTGGGAGACCGCCTGGTATCTGTTCTCCGATCCGGCATTGGGCTACGCGGTGGAAGGCCTGCGCCTGGCCGGATTTGAGACGCCGTCGCTGTTCATGCGTGCCTCGGCCCAGTTGGCTGTGGGTGGCGGGTTGGCTCCGGCGACGATGGGGGCCTTCGACAACGATACGGTGGATTACAAAATCCGCCACTGCTTCAACGCGGCCCACATGAACGATGTGGGCGGCTGGCGGTTTACCTACTACAGCGCTGGCACAGGGGGAGGTGAGTAATGAAAACCTGGCGTTTAGCGCTTCCGGTTAATCTGGCTTTGCTGGCGTTGGCGCTGGCGGGGGTACTGCTGCACGGCGAAAGCCCGGCGCGGGCCGCCGCCGTCACCAACTACCAGACCTACAGCGTGGAAGGTGGTACTACGCCCTACTACGGTAGCCATACCACCGCCGCCATCAACGTAGATGGCTACGGGACGGCTTTGATCGGGGTGGGGATTGATGCCCACAGTCTCACAACCACGTTTGCCATCACGGCGCAATACGCCATCCCTACCTCCGGGCCGTGCTCGGCCAGTGGCCTGGTCTGGTATGACGGCGAGGATACGCTGGATTACGCTGCCGTCAGCGGCCATACTATCGGCGCGTTTACCGAGACTCTAACCACGACCATCGCCACCGTGCCCTATCGCACGGCGTTCACCCAACTGCTCAACCTGACCGGTGACGCCAACGAGGGCCGCGAGTTCCGCATCAAGGGGCGCTGTATGCGGCTGGTGATTACGCCGTCGTCCGGGTATACCCAGACGTTCACTCCGACCATCGCCATCCTGGCGCAAGACGCGCAGTGAGGTGAGACATGCACGAACGAATGCGCTTGCAAGGTACAGTGACGCACGAACTGCGCGACAGCGCGGGTCGGTTGCTGCTGCGCGAGACCGATCACAACCTGGTGGTAGATGACGGCCTGAATCTGGTTGCCGCCCTGCTCTCCGGTAGCGGTGCGGCTCCCTCACGCATGGCGATCGGTTCCGACAACACGCCGCCCGACCCCACTGATGAAGCTTTGGGCAGCGAACTGGTGCGCGTGGCTTTCACCAGCGCCACCGTCACCGACAATGTTATTACCTGGGTAGGGACGTTCGGCCCTGGCGTCGGCACGGGCACGGTCCAGGAGGCCGGGATTTTCAATGCCGCTTCCGGCGGGACCTTGCTGGCCCGGATGATTCATGGCGCTTTCGCCAAGGGGGCCAGTGACACGCTCACCATCACCTGGACGCTGGAACTGACCAATAGCGTATAAGGAGCGCGCCATGAACATTACCGGGCGCGTACAGGTCAAACACTATGGCCCGGACGGCGAATTACTCGCCGTCCGGGAATACCGCAACTTGATTGTCAACGAGGGGTTGAACTTCGTCGCCCGCTTGCTGGACGGCGAGGCTTTGCCGCTCAACGCGATTTTTCTCAGTGAGAAACAGACCGCCCCGAACCCTGGCGATACCTGGGCCAATGCCAATCCCAGTATCGGCGGAGAAGGCACGGCAACCGTGAGCGACAACGAGATCACCGTGGAAGCCGACCTGGGACCCTACAGCGCGCCACAGCCGACCTACTACAGCCTGCTGTTGGCTTACTACGGCCCCAGCGTTCAAACCTTGTTCGCGCGGGTCTACATCGGCCCGACCAGCCTGGGTGGGGACGACAGCCTGCATGTGACCTGGACTGTCACAGTTTCGTGAGGTGAACCATGCCTGACGAATCTTGGACCTTTACCGACACCATCGCGGGTAGCGAATCCCAGGTACTCCATGAAACCAAGGTAATCCGCGACGGCCTGGCACACAGCGAGTCCTATCCCTGGACGGTAGGTCTGCCGTTCAGTGATATAGGAGTGCTACACGACGGCCTGGTAGTCGGGATACCGCTACATGACACCATCGCGGGTAACGAATCCCAGGCACTCCATGAAACCAAGGTAATCCGCGACGGCCTGGCAGTTGATGACAGCGCGCAAGCCTGGCAAAATGGCTGGGAGGTCAACGAACGGGTATCCTGTGCGGACGCCCTCACCGAGTTTGAGCGCGTCATATGGAAGTTGACTTTGGGGAGGTGGTAAATGCCGCAGCGACCACGGGAAGTCATAGAAGGGCCGCAGGTGCAGGGCAAAGACGAGCGCATCCGTTACTTCCTGGACATCGGCCAATGGGCCTCCTGGCCCACCAATATCAGCGCACGCATCTACACTACCGCTGGAACGGACGTGACCGAGACCAAAATGACCGGGAAGGCGCACCTGATTGACGCCACCACTATCGCGCTGCCGTATATCAGCAACCTGGTGGCCGGTGAGCAGTACCGCGTGGAGGTCAGGTTTAGCGAAGGCGGGCAGGTCTACGAGCCATTTTTCATCATCCAGGGCGAGGAGTGAGATGGCCTACTGTGAGATTGCCGATGTGGAAACGCTGATGCAGTTGAAGTTTTCGCTTAACTCGCGGCCCAACCGCTACCAGGCCGCCGACATCATAGAGGATGTGGCGGCGGAGTTGGATGGCGTAGCGCAAGCGGCGGGGTATACCGTGCCAATCACGAGCACGGCAGCCATCGGAGTTATGCGCCGTGAGAACATGTACGGCGCGGCTTGTGCTCTCTGGCACGCTGGCTACGTCTCGGACACCGCCCCGGCCAGGGCGGAATACTGGTGCACGCAATACAACGACTTTCTGAATCGCTTGCGCAAAGGCGAGCAACAACTGCCCGGCCTGCTGCCGGTCAGCGACCTGGACCCGGCCTGCCGGATAGTCCCGCTTATACCGCGCGATCCCTACTGGGGGCACGGCACGGACAACCTGGAGGAATGACATGCCGCTGGAACTGACCCGCCAGGTCGGGCAGATGATCGTGGCGCGCGGCGATGTGGGCCACTTCAAGCGCTTGTTGGATTTGCGCTATGCCAGTATGCGCAATTTTTACGAGCCGCTGCGGCTGTGGGGTATCTACCTTACCGAGGTCTACGCGCCCGGCCAGATCAACGCGCAGGGCGCACCGATCGAGTTCGCGCCGCTCTCGCCGCGCTACAAGCGCTGGAAGGATCAGCACTATCCAGGCCGCTCGATCCTGGTGCGCACGGGCGCAATGCAACGCGGCTATACGTTCCGCAATACGGCGACGCGGTTGACGGTGGATAACCGGCAGCCGTACTGGATTTACCATCAAACCGGCACGCGCAAGATGCCTGCCCGCAAGGTGTTTCAACTGACGGACGAGGATTACAGTTTGCTGCGTTTGATGATCAAGGACCACATCTTAAAATTCCACGGAGGGACGCCATGACCATGCCGACCGCGCACTTCAAGCGCCAGATAGAAGATTACCTGCTCGCGGCGCTGGCTGCCGTGCCGGAACTCTATCGCGTCAAAATGTTCACCAGGGGCGTCTTGCCCGATATTGCCATCCCACAGGAACTCTATCCGCTGTGCGAGTGCTACATTTTGCGCGAGACCTCGGTGCTGGAATTGACCGGCAACTACTACCACCAGACCTACGAGGGCGCTCTGGTGTTTTCGGTCCTGTTGACCAACGGGGCCGATGCCGACCTGTTCCAGCGGCGCGGCGGGCGGATCGCCCATGTGGCGTCCTACGACATGATTGATGAGTTGGTTTGGGCGGCGCTGCTGGAACTGCAACGCTGCGCCAATCACGACCTGGCCGGGTTAAGCACGGCAGACGAGACCGTATTGCGGTTCTCGGCGGGGGAAGAGATCAACTACGGCCTGCTGGAGGCCGACCGGTCCAATAACTGGGCCATGACCGCCACCATGCGCTTCATGGTGGAAACTGAAAGAGAGGTTTAAGCATGGGTTGTAACCATTTCTTGTATTCACCGGAGACCGTCTTCGGGACCTGGGTAACGCCAACCAAGGCGCTGCCGATTGAGGAATCTACGCTCCAGGCCGAGCGCGAGGCGATAGACCTGCGCCTGTCGGGCAGTTGTCGCAGTCTGTACTACCGGGTGCTGGGGGCCAAGCCGGTTGGCGGGACGGTCAAACTACCGTTCCCGACAGCCAACATCGGATCCTGGTTCAAGACGTTCCTACGGGACGTGACTACTTCCGGTAGCGGTCCCTATACGCACACGTTTTTGTTTGACGACACCACTAACCCGCTGGGCATCTCTGTGCAGCAGCAGTACTCGGCAACGTTGGGGCAAAATTTCCTCTCCTGTGTCACGACCAGTGTGACGTTCACCGGCACGGTCAAAGAGTCGGTGGGGCTGGAGTTCTCCCTGCTGGGCAAGGACGAGGCCTTAGCGGGCGGGACGTGGGATTACAACAGTGGTGCCTCGCCGGCCTTGGTCGCCAATCCCGGCGCACTCTATGCTACCCGCGCGCGTCCGTTCATGTTCTACGACGCCGGAATCACCATCGGCGGGACACCGGCCATCGCTGACAAGATCATCAGCGTGACCGGCGGGACGGCCTACGCCAAGGCGCTCAATGTCAAGGTCAGCATTGAGTTGAACGCCGACGCGGACGGCTACGGCCTGGCCGCCGATCCGACCCGGCAGGAAATTCCGGCGCAGGACCGCGACATCACGGTGGACCTGGAGCTATCGTGGACCGATTACAGCACGGTCTTGTACTCGGCGGCGCGTGCCGGGACGCCGCTGGCGTTCACGTGGAACCTGGTGGCGGGCAACAACGAGGCGCACATCATCATCCCGGCCCTATTCCTGGACCCGGCCAAACTGCCCAACCTGACCGGCAGCAGCGCCAAGCAGACTATTTCCCTGACCGGCAAAGCGGTTCTGGATACCGTCACCGGCCACAGTTTCAACTTGTGGCTGAAAAATGGCGAGGCGACACTATGAACGAGGTGCAAATAGACGACGTGGTCTACGTCCTGCGCGACCGGTTAGACTGGTTGGAGCAGCAGCGCATCAATGACGCCGGGTATCAGTTTGTACTCAATGGGCGCGCGTTGGTCAACCTGTCCGAGATCGGCGACTTGAGCGAGGTGGACGAGCTGACGGTTATCCCGCGCACCGCCGAGCAGAACTTCCAGCGGTTATGCGCGCGGTTGGCACCGCATCTGAAGCCGGTGGACATCAAGCGGTTACCGGCCCGCCATGTCGCCGTCCTACTGGCGCGGATCGCCGAGTTAGAAGCCAGGGAAGCCGCCGAATTAAACGAACTGGAGCCGGGAAACCCTACCACGCCGCGCTCCGCAGCGTAATCCGGGGCGCGGTACTCTATGGGCGCACGCCAGAACGTGGCTTGCATAGCACCGCCGAGTGGCTGCTGCTGCAACGGGCGGTGCTGGCGGTCTCTGAGTGGCACTTGGTGCATGACGGCGCGGCCAGTTACGTTGATCTGGGGTATGATGCTGGCAATGGACGCCCAGTCAGGTACAAACTGCTGGAGTTTCTGACCATCGCGGGACTATATAACGAGGCCGAGGCGGAAAAATGGCGACAATCCGAGACATCTATCAGTTAGACACCTACGCTAACACGGCGGGACTCAATAAAGCAGAAGGCGAGGTCACGCAGTTAGACCATGCCATTGAAAAGACCGGGCGCGATGCCTCCCAGGCCAGCGGCAAAGTCGCCGGCCTGGGCGGTAGCCTGTCCGGCCTGGGCGGGATTGCGCGCGGGTTAGGGAGCGCGCTCAAGGGGCTGGCGCTGGGGTTGGGGGCATTAGCGGCGGGCGCGGTCGTGGGCCTGCCGCGCCTGTTTAAAAGCATCCGGGGCGCTATGGAGGAGACCGGCAAATCCGCCGCCGGAGTCGGACAATCGGCCCGCGCGGCGGCTGCCGGGGCCGCCGAGGCCACCAAGCAAGTAGGCGGTTTGATGGGGGCCTGGGGCGAGGTAGGGGCGGGCTACGTCATGGCTGCCGGGCAGAAAGCTACCGAGGTTGCATCTACTGCTACCGAGACCGCCGACGAGGTAGAGGACGCTATGGACCGCAGCGGCGCGGCTACCAGTCGCTTCGGGCAGGTGTTGGACCGGATCGGCAAGCGGTGGGAGGAACTCAAGAACATCGTCCTGCGCGCGCTGGGCAAGGCTTTGCTGCCACTGCTGGAAAAGTTTTTAGCCTTCTTGGAGGACCCAGCAACACAGAAATTTGTAGAGCTACTGGCTCAAGACCTGGCTAACGCCGTGGCGAAAGTTGCCGACTGGGTGAGCCGGCAGGCTATCCCGGCTATTCAGGGCTGGATCGTCAAGATCAACGAAATGGGCGGCCCGATTGCAGCGCTCAAGTCCTGGTGGGACAGCCTGAAGACCACGGTTTTACAGATCGTGGCGATTATCCTGGCCGAAATCCTGCGCATGACCAACTACATCACCACCTCGCTGAATACCTGGAAGGCCAATTTCAACAGTCTAAAGACCATCGTTGATACCGTGGTGGCCGGGATCAAGACGGCCTTCGTCGGCTTGCGCAACACTATCGCCACCGTGTTTGCCGGGATTGTGGAAGGGCTGAAGGAGCGCATCAATGACATTCTGGGCTACGTGAATTACGTGATCGGCATCTACAACGAGATCGCCGCCAAGATCGGGCTGCCTACGCTGGCCCCCATCGGCTTGCTGCCGACCAACGATGAGGGGCACGCCGGGGCGACCAGTATCGGCACGGTCATCATCAATGCCAATTCTGCCGCCGAGGGACGCTTGGCGGGTAACGCTTTCATGGAGTATCTACGCGGCGCAGCCGCCGCCGGAATCAGGGCAGGTTAACATGATTGCATCAGCTTATGGTTTTTCGGCTTCCTATCGTTACGTTTTTCCGACCTTACAGGCCAGCGATGAGGTGGTGGTAAGTCGGCCCGCCGTAATCCAACAGATGGGCGGGGCAGATGGTGCGTATGACTACTACGGCCTCAACCGCTACCCGCTGGCCCCCGTGATCTACGTGAAGAAATTCACCTTGAGCGGCGCGAGTTACGCGGCGGTAGAGACGGAATTGCTGAACGCGCAGGCATATACCATCAGCGATTACCGCACCATCTATGATCCGCTCACGCCGTTATACCTCTATGGCACGCGCCGGGGCGGGACGGCGCACGCTTTCTACACTCCGGCCAAGTGCATTAGTTTCAAAGCGCCGGAGATCTACGGGCGCAACTACACCATCCTGCCGGTAGAAATGCAATTTCAACTGCCACAACCCTGGTGGTATGGCGCCGCCGGAACCGAGGAAATCACCGGAGACGTAGATCACCCGACCGTCAGCGCCTACATCACCTACAACGGCAACCTGATTGCGCCGGTGGTCATTACCGTGATGCCTATCACGGGTGACCGCCGCATCACCCATGCCAGCATCAGCAATGGCCGCACCGCGCAAATCATCGCCTACACGGACGCAGTCGGTACCATCAACGGCCTGGAGTTGAACACCGAGACCTATAGCGCGCTGGAGGGCACGTTTAACCCCATCTACGACAAACTGACGTTGGGGACTCACCAGACCACCTGGCTTGACCTCGTGCCGGGTGTAAACAACATCACGGTAAGTGTGCATAAAGCTAACGGGACCTGGAAGGTCACGCTGGCCTGGGTGGAAAGGTGGACGCTATGAGTCGCCTGGTCGTTGATGTAGTAGACAATAGCCTGGCTTTGACCGGGCCGGGACCGTTGTACAACGTGATCAGCGCCGAGATCGTGGAGGAGATTGACCGCGCTGGCACGCTCTCGCTGGTAGTCCCGGCCTCGGACGAGCGCGCGTTGGCCCTGGTAGGGACGGAGTCCCTGGTGCGCTTCCGCAGTCCCGACGGCCTGACGGCCTACGGACGCTTGCAACAGAGCGCGCTCACCGGCGGTAGCGACAACAAGATGAATCGCACCTTGAGCGGACAAGACCTGCTCGGCGAGTTGCTGTTTCCCACCACCGGCCCGACTGCCGAATACAACAATGTCAGCACGGCCAGCATCATCAACGCACTGTTGGCCTCCTCAACTTTCACGGCTGGCAGTGTCTCGCCTTCCGTCACGCCGACCACCATCGTATTTGAGGGGCAGACGGTTTTGCAGGCACTTACTACCCTGGCCGAGCAGGTGGGGGATCACTTCCGGCAGGGCAGTACCCCACGCACGTTAGAATGGGGCGTTTTTGGCGGCGCGGCAGTGTGGCGCTTCACTAACGTGCAACGCGCGCCGCTGCTGAGTGCCGCCCCGTTGGATGTCTCGTATTTTGATCGCCTGGAGATTACCGAGGTTTCCGGGCAGGTAGAAAATCGCCTGTTTCCAGCCGGGGCAAGCGGGTTTGACCTGCGCGACGCCAGCAGCAGTTGCACCGGGATCAAGGTTGTGGCGGCCAGGGGCAACAATGGCGCGCAGACTACCACCACCGCCCCGGCTTCCGCCGGTGGGCAGACCTTGACAGTTGCCAGCACCACCGGTTTTGTGGCTGGTAAGACCGTTTGGATCGGGACGGCTAACAACTGGGCCGCCAGTCACGAATACGCCATTGTCTCCTCGGCGGTCGGAACCACGATCACCATCAATGTGCCACTGGTGAACAGCTACGCGGCTGGAGTGGCTGTGATTCAGGACCCACTCTTCTACATTGAGGATACGGCCTCACGGGCAACCTATGGCGTCCGCGAAAATACGCCACAATTTCAGTGGATCGGTCCCTTGAGTAACGCCGCCACCGACCTGCAACGGGCCGCTGATGTGCTGTACTACGCGGCGCAGGCGCGCTTGCTGCGCTACAAAACATCCTACCAGAGCTTTTCCCTATCCGGCGCGGTCAACGTGCCGGTCAGTTTGCGCGTAGGGCAGGTGGTCCGGGTCGTCTACAAAGCCGCAGCTGCGCCGTTTGCCGTCACGCCGTTCGCCAGCGTGGACGCTGATTTCTATGTCACCCGGATCGCGCGGCATTACACCGCCGACGGACGTTACACCGCGGACATTACAGTGATGGATGTCTCGCGACCCACCCCAAACAACGAGCGGTTCGTGATTTTCAACCTGGATACGCTGCGCTGGGTGGGCGCGCGGGCCGGGCGCGGGGCTAACAACGTGACCGGTGGCGGCTTGCTCACCTTGAGTAACAATACCACCATCGACGGTGGCGGAGTGATTGCGCTGGGCGGCGCTTCCATTACTGTGCCTACCAGTGGAACGACGGCGCTGGGGGCGGATACGTTGACAGCCACCACTACCAACAATTCCGGGATCGCCAACCATACCCACGCCCTGACCTGCACCGATGACGGCGACACTAACCCCAGCACCCTGCTCGAGTCCGGCTCCAGCGGTCAATTGCGCCTGCGCAAAATTGGCATCGGGACCGCGTCGGGCAGTAACACCGGGGATGTGACCCAAGCGGCGGGCGGGGATATATTCCCCAACGCTGACGCGCGCGGGCTGGCGGCGCGGTTCGTCAATCCGACCGGGTTGACCTCCTGGACCGCGCATTTTCGCCCCGGCGAAACCACCGGCCCAGGCGAAGGCAGCCTGGCTGCGTTCGCCTGGCAGGGCGCACCGTTCACGACGCCGGTTCTCGCGAGTTACGCATACGCCGACTACTTGCAGTGGGCGCACTCCAGCGCGGCGCGTTGCTTCTTGAGCTGCCCGATCACCAACAGCGCAGCGGCCTGGCAGAACAAAGCTATCTATGGACGGCTGGCGGCCACTTATTACGGGAGTTTCGGCCTACGGATCGATGATGGCACGGATAACAACTACGTCGAAATCTACCTGGACGCCACCGCCGCAGACGGTGGTCAGCGCCTGCGGTTCTCCTACCGTTCCGGCGGTGGGGCGGTAGTCACGAATACAGCCGCACCGGTGCTGTTGCAGGGGAGTTTTGTTGTGATGCGTCTGTATTGCTATTACTCGGCAGAGACTTATGCGGTTTACGGTTACTCTTTTAATGAAACCGGGAGCGGTAACAATATAGCAAATTTTGGCACCCCAATATCTTGGTGCCCAACCGCTGGGCGCGTTGGTCTGGTTGGTACAACCACCGCCGCATCAAACTCTCAGGTATGCGACTGGTTTTACACCAATTTCGGTTGATGCGGCGCTTTCTGACGGCAAACAGCCCCCGGTCGCCAAGCCGGGGGCTGTTGCTTAGACTCCGCTATGCGATTGATGTCAGCCAGTTTGCTCTGCTACCACCCCAGCCACCGGGGTTCTGATACATTCGGGCCGTGGCCGCCCCTGCTTGTAGCCGCAGCGCATCATCCGCTAGGCTTGCGCGCCTCCATCACCTCCCCAACGGGCTATAGTCGCCCGCTGCAATTCGCTCAAATTGCTCCCGACCGTGGTCGGTCAATTCATACCGCCGTCCGGTCGGATTCTCAAGCCATTGTACGCGCGCCAGGGCCTGCCGCAACTTGCGCCAGTCGTGCAGCGCCACCCCTGGCAGGCGCTCGGCGTCCGTCCAGCCCAACCCACCCAACGCGCGGCGGGCGATCTCCGCCCATTGTTCGTCCCTCAAGCCTAAGGCGATGATTTCGCGCCGCCAGGAATGCCCGCTACCGTTGCTGCGCACGGTCGTGCGGGCATGCGTGAGCGGCTCCGTGCGCGGCTCCAGGTCGGGGCCGATGACCGTTTGCGTCTCCACCGGCTCCTGCCTGTCCACCGGGGACAGCCAGGAGAACGGTGGGAACGGCAGCCGCCACACGTCCACCGGGAAGGCCCGGACCGCTGACAGGCCGGGCAACAAAATCTCCTGCCAGAAGCGCAACAGCACCGGGCCCCCGGCGGCCAGGTAGACCACCGGCAGGGCCACGACGACGGCCAGGCGCAGCCAGAGCACCCAAAGCGGCAGCGTCAGGCCATGCGCGTTGGAGTGCACGATGAACGCGGTCGGGGTGATGGCATACCAGACTGGAAACCAGCCGCGCCACAGGATCGCCGGGCCGAGCCAGAACAGCCAGGCCCCGGCCAGTGCCGCCAGCACGACCACCACCGCTAGGCGCAGGCTGAACGGCAAACCACCATCGGTGAGCGCGGGCCGGCCCAGCCACCACAGCACTGCCAGCCCCAGGGAAAGCGGGAGACCGCGACCGATCAGAAGCGCCTCACACAGGATGACGACAAACGCGCCCAGCACGAGCGCCGCCACCCAAGCAGCATGGTAGAGCGGGCGCGATAACTCGCTCTCGCGGGTAGCGCGTTCACCGCCGAACATGGCGAACGGCCAGCGCCAACCGCCGCCGTCATCCTGTTGTTTGTTGGGCATCACCTCTCCAGAAACCTGCTCCAACGCGCGGCCGCCTCAGGTGGAAGCGGTGTTGGGCGGATTCTCGAATTCATCGAATGGAACCGCCCTCAACCGCACCAGATTCGAGTAGTACCGCATATAGCGCGTTAGTTCTCGATGACTCCAATGTTCGCCGACGTGTTCATTGCGCCGTGTTGAGTGCAGTGGCTGATAACGCATCGGTGAGGGCAAACTGCCCATGCTGTAGACGGTTTCCAGTCTATAGCGTGCATCCTCTGGCGTATCGTTGAAACCAATCAAACAATACACGCGGATGTTGCGCCCCGGTATACCCGCATCTCTCAGGATTCCGTGAGCGCGCCGGAACTGCGCTTCCAGGCTGCTGTGATCCCACGCCAAGCGCACCACTGCCAGCAATCCGGCGCGATGTAACTCCGCGATCCGCGCCGCGTGATGCTCGGTGAGCAGGCGCGCGTCAAGCCCCTGGTTGAAGTCCACGCCTCCGACGTTGTGTTCCAACAGTCGGTCAATCACGCGGTCAAAATGCGCCACACTGCACGCTGTAAGATTATTGTCACAGATGATCGGCTTTACCGGCCAATCATCCAATTCGACCAGCGCGCCTTCTAACGTCGGAACGGCGCAAAACGCGCAACGGTTCACGCATCCCCGCGAGGTAAACGTAGCATCAGGATTGTGACGATGCAGCGTCGGAACATCACCGCCGATCTGCGCAATATCTGCCAAAAACTCAGGGTTGAGCGTTACCGCTGGCCCACCAGCACGAACGTGATACCCTGCGCTGCGATACCACGCGGCACGCTGATACGCGTTCTGCAACTGCCAGGAGAACACGACAGACAGAAACGCTATATCGCCCTCGACCCACTCAACAAATCCGCTCTTCCACATAAGACCTCGTAGAGAATCCGTCTAACACTGAGTTATCCCTCCACCGTCAATGCTTGCACTTCCTGCCACGTCAGCGGCCAGCGCCAGCTGCCAGTGTCATCGTTTTTGTTCATTGAGTAATGCAATTATTTGTTCTACTAATCCTGATGGATTATCTGACTCTGATAGGGCCGGCAGCAGCGCGGTTATCGCTTTCCACACAACACTCCCGACGCGCAACTCATAATCGCCTGGATCGCTGGTTAGTAAATTGGCGTTCATTCCCACCATACCATCATCCTGTCGTCGTAGTGTGACCTGAATTTGAACCATCACCCCTCCATCGTGAGCGCTTGCACTTCCCGCCAGGCCAGCGGCAACGCTTCCCGGCGCGCCATCCCACGCGCCTGGTACAACGCCGCAAGCGCCTGGGCCTGCTCCAGTTGCGGATCGTGCGGCGCGCCAACTTGCCATTGCGCGCCGGTTTCGGTGTCTAACACCGCGCCCGCAAATTGCACTGCCCCGCGCGGCAAGCGGCGCGCCGGGGGTAGTTGCACGGTGGCGCGCCAGTGCCGCACGGCAAGCGAGAGCGCCACCAACGCCGTGCAACCGCCCAACGTCAGCGCGAGCGCATACCCGCCGATTTGCGCCAGCCCGCGCGCGGCCTCCACGCGCGCCTGCCACCGCGCGCGCGCAGCATTGCGCGCGCGCAGTACGGTTACGCGTTCGTCGGCCTGGCGTTGCGCCTCCTCATTGCTTTGCAGTTGCACGGCCAACGCTTGCGCTTGCGCTTGCGGCGCGTGCGAGCGCACCGCCGCTTGCGCGCCCCACAGCACCGCCAGCACCAGCAGGGCTACCAGCCCCACCAGGAAGTTGCGGTAGTCGGCAGGCAGGCGCGTGAATTTGTTCATAGCCTCACCAGAGCGGCACTCATAGTGCCCACCGCCGCTTGGCACGCGACAGATCGCGCGGCATGCGGACGCGTAGTCTGTGCGTGCGCCGGGAAGCAAACACCTTGCAGCCCGCCGTGTAATTGAAGATTTTCCGCAAGTCGGCAGGCAGGCGCGTGAATTTACTCATTGTCCTCCTCCGTGGCCGCCAGGACCAGGGCCATGAACATCCCCACTGCCAGCAGAGCCGTGATGATTACGGCAGGCAGGGACGGCACGCCGAACGCGATGACCAGGACGTAGCCGCAGCAGGCCGCGCACGCGGCAGCGCAAAGCGCGATGACGAGCACGGCGTCAACCATCGTGCAAAGCCCGCGTCACGGTGGACACATCACACCCGGCGGCGCGCGCCAGTTCTGCGCGCGACCAGTCGGGATGTTCGCCCGCCAACTGCCGCACCCGCGCACGTTTGTTCGTGAACAACTCCGGGGCCGGGATTGCTTGCTGAAGCGGCGGGGTGTACATGGCGACGCGATATGCTGCGCCGGAAGCGGCCATCATGAGCGGGGTGTAACTGGCCAAAGCGAGGTTCCAGGCCAGCAACCAGCCGCCACGCAGGGTGTCCGCCATCGTCTGTCCCTGGCCGAGCGCATAGAGCGCCGGACCGAGGGTCAACGTGATCAGGGCAATCAGGGCTGCCTCAAACGCCAGCAGCAGGCGCGCGTGACGGGGCGTTTTCGGCTCCACCTGGAACAGGGCCACAATGACCGAAGCCTCCACAAACGCCCGGATCGCCCACAGGCCGTAATCCACTACCAGGAACCAGGTCGGGAAATCGGCCAACGTCGCCCCGGATGCCATCGCGCCTTGCACGACATACTGAGCCGCGACGGTCAGCGCCGCAAGGTAAATCAGTCGGCTGAGCGTCTTGGGGTTCATGCGTGCGCCTCCTCCTGTGGTCGGTCGGTCAGTCGGTCGGTCACGTCCGTTGTGACCGACTGGGGGACCTCGGCGGTGGGGGAGAGGGTAGTCAGAGCACGGATCACGTCACCGAATTCCATCCCACGCCGGACTGCCCCGGCAGCGGCGTTGGTCAGCAGCCACACCGCCACGTCGGGAGGATACGCCTCGCCCTGCGCAATCTCCACCAACGCCAACACCGCCGACGGCGATACATTGATATACAGAATCAGATCAAACCAGGAGAAGCCGTAGCTGAGCAGGCGCGCGGCGGCGAGCACGAGCGCGCTTACCACCCGCGCCGGACGCATCTCCGCGATAGCACACACCTTCCGCAATTGCTCGCGCACCTCCACCAGGAGCGTGAGCTTCACGAACACCTTGCCTTCCATATCATCCACCTCCACTGGGATACTATCAGTATAGCACATCGGCGGCCCGTTTGGGTATAGCAGTCCGGGCCGATATGATAGGTATCATACAAAAAAGTGACATTTATCATATAGTTTGACTATTGACAAATTCATGTTTAGTGCTATACTATAGATAGTTCTAAAGACCAAAACAAAATGGAGGGTGAGATGAACAACTACTTCAGAGCGCAGACAAAAGGTTATAGCTTCGAGCAGATGAAATCCTACAACTCCGCGAATGGCGGTGACGGGTACGAAGATGATGAGGAAAAAGAGGGGTTGTGCGCTTGCTTGACGGTTTCCGACCTGCTTCGCAACACTGTGATGGATGCGATGGGCGATGATGACGAAGTAGTGGTTCTCTCCGGCTACGAGGTCGAAGAGATTTACGATGGTTATCGAGTTCGCCCAGTCGGGGAAAAGGCCCGCTTCACAGTCAAGTTCTTCCGAGAGCACGCTGATGAAATCGCCGAAACTTACGAGACTTGGTAAAGGTCTTAATGCCCTCACGGGCATGAGTACTGGTTCTAATTAGACCGGGGAGGTGACTAACCCGGCAGTAATGCGGCCACTCATCGCACAGGGCGGTGAGTGCGGGTGGCAAGCCCCAAAACGCAGAGCCGTAGTTCTAAAGACCAAAATGGAGGTTGAGATGGATAAGAGCGAGTTGTTTGCCGTAGTACGGGAGGGAGGTTATATGTATGTTCGTGTTATTGATCAGGACGAGCTCACGCAGCTCGTCCGAACTCACGGCGACTACGCGCCGCGCGTAGTCGCTCAGCATTTGACGCAGGATGAGGCGGAGACTCTGGCCTACGAGGAAAATGAAAAGGCCAGAGCATACTATTCCAATTAGACCGGGGAGGTGACTAAAAGCCGGGGAGGTAACTAACCCGGCAGTAATAATGAAAGCATAACAACTAAGGAGACGACGAAAATGGATCTAGCAGAATGGTTAGACAGATTCTGCCCGGTCAATGTATGGACCGGTGGCAGATTCACCGATCAGGTGAGGTCGGTTTACCCCTACATCGAAATCGACCTCTACTGCGCTTGGGAAGCCAAGCGCTATCAAGGGGCTCGTGATGTGATAGAATACGCCGAGTTTTTACTGGCGTATTCTTATGTTGTTGTCCATAACTCAGTCAACGAGACTGAGTTTGGAATTCTCCCGCCCGGGTTTGAGGCGATCCGGGTTGATGGTGTTTACCATATGAGGTCAGGCTACGAACGCCTGACCTGGGCTGGCAAGTTTCGATTCGACCTTGACGGTGTCAGTTTCACTGTCGAGGGCGAAGTGACCTGGCACAAGCACGATGGGCACGGGGGCGACCCCGGAGACATCCAGTTCATTGCGGCTTGTGGGTCATATTAAGGTCTTAATGCCCTTCCGAGCATTGTCTGCTTTCTGAGAATAACCAGCAACGTAAAGGGAGACACGGCATGAGCAAGACTAGCGCCCGCATTATGCATACCACCCCCAACGGCCTGGGCAATCCCGCCGAATCTCGCCCGACGCCCGACTTCTTGCAAGCGGCCCGCAATCGCCGGACAATCCTGGAAAACTCAATCCGGTTTTTCCTGGAAGATCACGACGAAGTGGCGGCTCATGCGGCAATGGAAGCCTTGAACGAATTGAACGCGCAGATCGCCCGCTTGGAAGCCGCGAGCCGTTGCCCGGTCTGCGGGCGGGCCGCCGACCATGACTGGCAGGAATGCGCCGAGGAAGACTATCGCGAATGGCGAGCGGCCCAGGCCGACCGGGCCGCTTTGTTGTCGGAACTGCGTCAATTTTAGAGAGAGGAGTTAAACATGACTGAGCAAGCAATGATAGAGATTGTACGACGGGTAGCGCCCTGGGCACAAGGCATGACAGATCAGGAAGTTGAATTTGTTGTCCGGCGTTCACTGTCTATGGGACTTGATCCACTCAACCCGGCAGAGGTGCAAATCTGGAAGGATGACAAAGGACGTGTCAATTTCCAGATTGGCTACCAGCTGTTGGAGACGTGGGTAAAGAAGGTCTACGGGCAACACACGCAGCCTCGGTATACTCGTCTAACAAAAGAGCAGCTGGCCGCTGAAGGTTTGGCAGATACAACGATTGCTTATCGTTGTGAATTCATCATGTGCAGCGACTTGAAGGCAATGTCAGACATGGCCGCCATCGTCGGCAGTGAAGAAGCATTGCGAATGTTCACTTGTGTAGGTATCGGCACGGCGACGGCGCAAGAATACAATGGAGCATATTTTGCTCCTAAAGGTCGTTCTCCAGCCTGGAAAGTGCAAAAGCGCGCCTTGACGGACGCCTACCGCCAAAAATTCGGCGTGCCCAACGCGGCGGAACTGGCCGAGGCGCGCACTCGGTTGGGGTATACCCTACCATCCCCAGAGGATTATGAGGGGGCCGCCGCTTTGACTGAGGATACACAGGCCGTGGCAGCGTTAGCGCAAGCCAGCGCCGACCGGCGCGAGAATCCCCCGGCCGCCATCACTGCCCAAGCCGCCTCAGAATTGCTATATGACACCCCCGCCCAGGCCGTCCCTGCACCCGCCCCGGCAGCGAGCGAGGGCGAGATCGTCACGGACACTCCCGCTCCGTCTCCCGCTCCCGCTCCGACTCCCGCCCCCGCTATCGCCTGGCCGTTTCCGGTCCTGCAGGCCATCCTGAAAGCGCAACTCTCAGACAGCACGATTTCAGCGAAGAAGGCGCTCGCCCTCTCCAACCTGAGCGCCGATTGCGCGCCCGACCAGGCTGTGGCCTGGATGCGGGTTTATCGGGCCGCGCGCGACGAGGGAAGCAACCCCCAGGACGCGGCCGCTAAGGCCAACGCGGTCTAACATCCACCCCACCGCCAGGGGTACAACGAGCCGGGGACGGCGGTAAGCCCGGCAAAAATCAAAAGGGAGAAAGATGATTGAGCTTACATTCGAAAAAGTCGTGACCGGCGCGGGCGAGCGCCGGTACAAGCTGGTCAAGGCCACCGGTAAGTCACGCCGCGACTTACCCGCGCTGTATCAGCGCGGCCTCCACGCCAGCTTCGGTGATGGTTTCGGTGATGATTGTGTCTACATTTTTTCTGACCCCAATGACGTGGGGTGCATGTTCAGAGTCGGTAATCTTCTCACTGAGGAGGAGTTCGCCGATCTGGTCGCGACCCTCCGTAAGTGCGGGGAGCACCTGCATGAGGTCAACGCGCAGTTGGCCGCACTCCGCGCCGAGTGGCACGGTGAAGTTACGGTCGTCATCTGATGATTTCCCACCCCGCCCGTGGGGTCAAACGCGGGTAGAAGCAACATGTTTACTATTGAAGAAGACCGGAGGTGGCGCATGAGACGTTATTTCGTGGAGTCAGAAGAGACCTGCCCGGATTGCCAGGGCACGGGGGTCGTTCAGCACCCGGCCTGGGCGGTGTACTGGCAGGAGCACCCTTTGGGGGTGTATCCAACCAGTAGAGAGGACGAGCAATGGTTCCGAGAGCAAGGCTACGACTATCCGCCTGACGAGGAGGTTCCTTGCTCCGAGTGCGACGGCGCAGGGGTGATCCGCCAGCGTGTCCCGCTTGAGGATGCCCTGGCTTACTTGGGCCTGGAGGTGAAGCATGGGCGGGATAGTAATTGAGGTAATCGGGTCAGAGTGCCCGATTTATGGGGGACACTGCGCCGGTCCGGCGCAGTGTGATCCTACCTGCCCGCACATCCCGGAGCGGTTCCGGCGGCGGCGCTGGGACGGGCGCGGTGGCGACCGCCGGACGCCAGAGCAGATCGCGCGGGCCGAGGCCCGGCGGCAGTACATCCGGGCCTGCTGGGAAGCCGGGATGACCCAGGCCGCCATTGGTCGCCTGCTCGGCATTAGCCGCCAAAGAGTGGCCCAGATTGAGGCTGAGTTGGGGCTTGGAAAAACCGACAACTAACGGCAAATGGCGGGCGGATGCTATATGCAAACGCCCGCCATTATGCTATAATGATGGATAGCAATCGGGGCTGGCAACCCCGTAGAAAGTGTGAAGGAAGACCGGTGATAACAACAGAGGATAAGGCATGTTGCCGGCCATCGCCGCAAGGCGGAAGGCCAAGCAGGGGTGCCAACCGGGAAACCGGTGGCCGGCAACGTTTTAAAAGCGGTTCTGGTCTGGGCGGCCCCACGGGGCACGCCAAAGCCCCGGAAATCCGGTCTTCCGGGCTGCTCAGACCAAAGCCGCTTTTTTGTTGCCACGAAGGGAGGTAATCCGTGAGTGAATGCCCAGTAGTTATCTCAGAAAGCCACGAGGTCTACCTGCGGGACGACGGTTCAACCTATACCCGCAAGGAAATCTTTGTCAAACTGGATGTCACTTTTCGTGACCGGATGCTGAAGATCCTCAAAGGGCCACCGTTGTCGGTTTTCCTCTGCATCTCGCTGCATTGCGACGAAAGCATGACGGCGTTCCCCTCGGTCACCACCATCGAAAACGAAACGGGCTACAGCCGCCCGGCAGTCCTGGCAGCGCTGGATTTTCTCATCCAGGCCGGTTTGGTGGAACGCCAGTACCGTCAGAAACAAAGCGGTGAGGCCGACAGTAACCTGTATACCATCCGGGGCTTTTTCACGATGGGTAGTAAACCAGATTTACCAGGGGTAGCTAACGTAGTTAGCTACCCCCAGCTAACTACGTTAGCTACAGTAGCTAACGACGTTAGCTCTAAGAAGAAACCATCTAAGAAGATACCATCTGAAGAAGATGATGGGGCGCATCACAACGATGATGACCGCTCCAGTAGCAGCGCCCCAACGTCGCCGGGAAAGTCGGCGCATAAAAGAGACCGTCAACCCCCTGAGGACTCCTCTGGATTACGGGATACTGCGCCGCCGGTGGACCTCATGCCGCAGTCCGACGAAGAGCGGGCACTGTTCCGCCTGGCTGCAATCAACACACCGCCGGGCCGGAAGCCTCCCAAAGCCCGCTTCCAGAACGCGCAACAGGCCGGTGACTTCCGGGCCGCCGCCGTCGTCCTGAACGGCGAGACGGTGCGCGTCTTGGAGGCGTTCTACCGCGGCGGTGGGGGGAGAATCGGCAAAGCCGTGGCCTACGTCTGCGGTGCGGCCCGCAAGCGGCAGGCTGCCGTGCCGCCGGCCCCGGAACCGCAGTACATCTTTGCGCCGACGACCTGGGAGGAAGCATGAACCGCTACCAGGAAGCTGAGCAGTTGTTAATCGGGCGCTTGCTGCTCAGCAGCAGCGAATACTACCAGGTGGCCGACCTGGTGACGGCGAGCGATTTTGATGATCTGGACCTGGCGACCGTCTACGCGGCAATCGTAGCAATCGCCGAACGCGGCCTGCCAGTCAATCGGCTCTCGCTCCAGACGCGATTAGATGCGACTTTCTATGAGCGCATCAAGCCGCGCCTGGCCGAGGCCTGTACCGCCGCGCAGGTGAGCGGTAGCACGGCCCGCCTGGCCGAGGTGGTGGTAGAAGGGGCGCGGCGGCGGGCGGCACTGCGGCTGGCCGAGCGGCTGGCTACGGTGGCTTATGACGACACCGGCAACATCACGGAGACCACCGCGGCTGTGGCAGGTGAGTTGCTGGCAGGGATGACGGTCCCGCAACAGGAGCGGGTGGACGCGGTAGCCGGGCGCGTGACGGCGACACTTCAGGACTGGGCCGCGCACCCGTTAGAGCCGGGACGAGTGCGCGGCCTGGCCTCCGGCCTGCGCAACCTGGACGCCATCACCGGCGGCCTGTTGCCCGGCTACCACATCGTGGCCGGGCGCGCCGGGATGGGCAAGACGGCGCTGGCGCTCCAGGTGGCGGCGAACGTGGCCCGGTCAGGCCGACCGGTGCTGTACCTCACATTTGAGATCAGTCCTGATTTGTTGGTGTTGCGCCTGGCCTCGGCATTGTGCGAGGTGCCCGTCATAGACGGCTACACGCGCAACCTGAAGCCGGACGACACGGCCAGTCTGCGACAGGCCGTTCAGCAGGTCAGCCGCTGGCCCTTGGAGTTCTATGCCGGATCGCCGCAGTTGTCACAGGTGGCGGCGGTCCTGCATCGGACGGCCCGCACGCTCAAACCGGCCCTGGTGGTCATTGATAACCTCGGCCACCTGACCGCTGGCGACCGTGCCCTGCGCGAGTATGAGGAGTTGAACATCGTCTCGCGACAGATCAAGGCGACGGCGAACGCACTGCGGTTGCCGATCCTGGCCCTGCATCAGCTCTCGCGCGGGGTGGAAGGGCGAGAAGACAAGCGGCCCGGCCTGGCGGACCTGCGCGGGTCGGGACATTTAGAGCAGGATGCGGATACCGTCTGCCTGCTGTACCGCCCTGGCTACTACAACGCCGGGGCCCCAACCGAATTCTCGGTAGAAGTGGCAAAAAACCGCCTGACCGGGCGCACGGGCGCAACGCTGCTCTATTTCACCCCCTGCGCCGGGCTGCGGGATGCGGTGCTAAACGGAGGTGGGCATGGGAGCGCTTGAAACGGTGCTGGCGACCTACATCCCGTTGTTGGAAGCGCTGGACGCCGGTGACCTGGAAGCGGCCGCCTTTTTCCTGGACGTAGCGGCCGAGGCCGAGCGGGCCGCGCCGGAGGTACTGGTCGCGGCGCGGGAGCTGCTCCCGACTGACCTGGCGCTGGAGTTGGAGTTGCGCCAAACCGAGCTCAAACTAGCGGCCGTGCAAGCGGCTATCCGCAAACTGGAGGAAGGCTATGAACGTTAAAGTAACTACTGGGGGTGATCTGCACGTTGGATTGTGGGGCGCCTGGTTTCAATTGACGGTCAGCGAAGCGCGGGAACTGGCGACTTTGTTGCTAGAGCAGGCCGCGCAAGCCGAGGAAAAAGCGCTAGACCTGGCTCAGCAGGCCGCGCAGGTCCAGGCCGGGTACGCCGAAAGCGCCGCGCAGTATGCGGCGCAGGTGGTGGCAGACCGATGACTGTGACCATTTACGAGCAGAACTTCAACCTGGATGATCTGCGTGCCGTTGACCGGGCCAATCAGGCGGCACGGAAATGAGATTGCTTGACCTGTTTTGTGGGGCTGGTGGGGCTGCGATGGGCTACCATCGAGCGGGCTTCGAGGTGGTCGGGGTGGACATCAAGCCACAGCCACATTACCCGTTTGAGTTCCACCAGGCAGACGCGCTGGAATTTGTTAGTGAGCACGGCGCTAAGTTCGATGTGATTCACGCCTCGCCGCCGTGTCAACGCTATAGCTGGTGTACTCCGGTAATGTACAAAAATAATCACCCGGATTTAATTGATGCCACGCGCGTATTGCTGGAAGATACCGGTAAACCATTTGTAATTGAAAACGTCGCGGGCGCGCGGTATTTACTACGTGAGCCGTTAATGCTCTGCGGATCGATGTTCGGTCTTGATGTGTGGCGTCATCGGTATTTTGAAGTTTGGCCGCGTTTACCGCTGTTTGCGCGATTGCAATGTCGGCACATTTCACCGCCTGTACTCGTCACGGGCACGACGCGCCGAGTATCACGTGGGCGCGTCGAGTACACAGCAGCAGAAAAACGCGCCGCGATGGGCATTGACTGGATGACGGGGCGAGAATTGCGCCAGGCGATTCCGCCAGCCTACACCGAGTACATCGGGCGGCAGTTGCTGGAGGCGCTATGACTTTGCAGTTCGTCATTCCCGGCATAATCAAACCCTACGTCCGCATGACCGGGCGCGGGAAATACGTGCAGCCAGAAGCCTTAGAGTACCGCGCCTCGCAGGCGGCCCTGCGCGCCGCGTTCGCCCTGGCGATGCTGCATCACGAGCCGCTGCCGGGGCAGACGCCACTGTTCGTGGACATTCTGTTGCGGCGCGAGCACCTACACCAACGCGACGCCGACAACGAGGCAAAGGCGCTCTTGGATAGCATGAATGGGATTGTGTACCCAGATGATAGGTGGATTGACGATTTGCACATCCGGCGCGAGGTGGGGGAGCCGGAAATCATAGTGGAGGTAGGGAGACTATGAGTACAAAAATCGAGTGGACGGAATCTACCTGGAATCCGCTAACCGGCTGCACCAGAGTTAGCCCCGGTTGTAAACATTGCTATGCCGAGCGGATGGCTAAGCGGTTGCAGGCTATAGGATTGGAGAAATATCGTAACGGCTTCAACTTAACTCTACACGATGAGGTGTTAGAAGATCCCCTGCATTGGACAAAGCCGCAGATGATTTTCGTGAACTCAATGAGCGACCTGTTTCACCCAGGCGTTCCCCTCGCATTCATCCTGCGCATTTTTGCTGTGATGCAGCGGGCGCATTGGCATACCTTTCAAATCCTGACCAAACGCGCTGAACACCTGCTTGAACTGGATTCCCTGATTGATTGGCCGCCCAACGTCTGGATGGGGGTCAGTGTGGAGAACTGCGATTATATCTATCGGGTTCATTTGCTGCGTCAGACTCATGCAGCGGTCAAGTTCCTTTCCTGCGAACCACTGCTTGGCCCGTTACCGAATTTGCCCCTGGCAGGCATGGATTGGGTGATCGTGGGCGGCGAATCCGGCCCGAAAGCGCGCACGATAGATCCCTCATGGGTGCGCGAAATTCGTGACCAGTGTCAAACGGTCAAAGCGCCCTTTTTCTTCAAACAGTGGGGCGGCACACGCAAGAAAAAGACCGGTCGCCTGTTGGATGACCGTACCTGGGAAGAATTGCCGGTAAGTGCGGCTTTTGCATGAATTTGTTTCATGGTTTATGCAACTGGTAGAACAAACCTGGAGCATTGAGCGGCTGTCCGCGCTTGCGCAAGAAGCCGGGCCATCCAGTTGACATTCCTGCTAACCTCGGCGATAATGTGTGCATAAAGTCAAATAATCCTTGACCTTTTGCACACATTCATAACCCTATGACCGATACCCAACTCTACGAAATTGCCGAGCGGCAGGCCGGTTACTTTTCCACCGCGCAGGCGCAGCAGGCCGGGTTCTCCAAAGCCCTGCTCTCCCACCACGTCAAAAGCGGCCGCTTCCTGCGGCTGCGCCGTGGCGTCTATCGCCTGGCGCACTTCCCGGAAATGCCGCACGCCGACCTGTTCATCGCCTGGCTGGCCGCCGGGGAAAAAGCCATCGTCTCGCACGAGAGCGCCTTGTTGCTTTACGGCCTGACCGACCTGCTGTCCGCCGAGATTCACCTCACCGTGCCGCGCACCGCCTCGCGCCGCTTGCCGGGCGTCCGTTTTCACACCGCCCACCTCAACCTTGAGGAAGTCGCTGTGCGTCAGGGGTTGCCCGTCACCACCGTGCCGCGCACCCTCGTAGATGTGCTGCGCTCTGGCGTGGCTGAGGAATGGGTCCGCCAGGCGGTGCAGCAAGCGTTAGCGCGCGGCCTGGTCAGCGCGGCGGCGCTGCAAGCCGCCCTCCAACAGCGCGGCGGCCGCAGCGCCGTTGTCATCCAATCAGCCCTGGAGGGAGCCAATACCCTATGAAAGCAGTGCAACTTTTCGCCGCGCGCTGGAAGAATCCGCTCAGGCAATGCAGTGTTGGCTCAATTCGGTGTTGAGCGGCCAATCCGAGGAAATTTAGACTTCCCATCCGCTGGGAATGGGAATAGGGAACAACATTCCATGAAAGGGCAGGCTACTAACCAATGAGAACAATTCCTCTAATGACATCGCATTTTGAACAAGCTGGACTATTAAACATGCTGGCGCAGTTGGAGGCCATTCGGCATCAATCGCCGGTGCAGATTGATTTGCACGCGGTTGAGTTCGTCAGACCTATGGGCGTGGCGGTTCTCCTGGCATTACTGAAAGTTCTGAAACAACGCGGCGTACAAGTGGAATTGGTGCAGCCAGCACAAAATGTCCATGAGTATTTAACCCGCATCAATTTCTACGAACAGTTAGATGTTTCTGTTGATTACCCCTGGCAAAGGCGCGATCCGACAGGCCGCTTTATTGAAATTGCTAATCCGCAGAGTGAAACCGCCGGTGAAGGGGTAGCGAATGAAATTGTAGCGATTATGGCTCGAAACGCCCCGCATTTTGAGCAGGTGCAAAGTGGCACTCAATATGCCTTTATTGAAATTGTAAACAACGTGTTTCATCACGCCCAATCACCCATTCAAGGCATTTTGTGTGCCCAATCGTACCCCCAGCGGGAATGCATAGAAATTGCTGTGGTAGATTACGGGTGCGGCATTGCCCAAAGTTTGCGCGCTCAGCACAAGTTTGCCAACAATGAAGAAGCATTACGCCTTGCAATTAAGCCGCGTGTGACAGGTCGGCCCGGATACAATTCTGGCGAAGGGCTGTTTTTTACCACTGAAATCATCCGCGCCAACCAGGGTTCAATGGTTCTTTATTCCGGCGCTGGCGGGCTGTTTTTCCATGGTAACCAGATAACCTATCAAGCCGGTTCTATGTGGCCTGGTACCATCGTTGGTCTGACTCTTCGCACCAATTGCCCTGTAATAACCCAAGATATTTTTAATCGATATGCCCCTCCTGAAAATGATTACGACTGGCTGTTTTCAGATTCTATTAACGGTGATAGCCTATGATGACAATTACACTCCAACAGTTTGGTAAATCTTTTGGGTCGCGCGCTTCCGCTATGAAAATTCGGGAGAACATCGAGTCCTTGTTAGATAATAACGAACAGGTGACCCTTGATTTTGCTGAAGTTGACAATGCTTCCCCTTCTTTTGTTGATGAACTGATTGCCAAACTTTTCTTGCGTTTTGACCAGGATTTTCTGCGGTCGCACCTGCGCTTGACCAATGTGCTGCCTGAGACTCGTGCCTTGATTCTCCGAATGATTAAAGAACGTCAGACAGCCGATAAAGAGAAAGAGAAAGCACCAGACATTCCAAAGCCCAGCCCTATGATGACCATCTTTGACCTGCATGCCGCCGTCCTGGCCGATTACCGCGATTTTGTGCGCTCTTTCATCCTCATCGCTGATGCGCGCATCCGCCAGTTCGTAGACCACGCGCTGGATGAGGAGGCGCATCTCTGGCCCGACTTCTTGCTCCAGGTCAGCCCCTCCTACGAGCGCGGGCCGACGGTGGACGAACTGGCCGCTCAGGGCCGGCTACACCCGGAGACGGCGCGCCTCTTTCGTACCGCCGCCGGCACCCCTTTCCGCCTCTACCGCCACCAGGGCGCGGCGCTGGAAAAAGCGCACCGGGGCGAAAGTTACGTCGTCACCAGCGGCACCGGCTCCGGCAAGAGCCTCACCTACTTCATCCCCATTGTGGAATCCATCCTGCGTCGGCCCGCCGCCGACCAAACCGTCGCGCTCATCATCTACCCAATGAACGCCCTGGTCAACTCCCAGGTGCAGGCGTTGGAGGCGCTCAAAACCGGCTACGAACAGCGCACGGGCCGGCCTTGCCCGCTCACCTTTGCCCGCTACACCGGCGAGACCGGCGAAGAGGCCCGCCAGGCCATGCGCCAGCAGCCGCCGCACATCATTTTGACCAACTACATGATGGCCGAACTGATGCTCGTCCGGCCCGAAGACCAGCGCTTCCTGGATGCCGCCGGGGGCGGGCTGCGCTTCCTGGTTCTGGATGAGCTCCACACCTATCGCGGGCGGCAGGGTGCGGATGTGGCGCTGCTCATCCGCCGCTTCAAAGAGCGCGCCGCCGCGCCGGAGCTGATCCACGTTGGCACCTCGGCCACTATGGTCGCCGCGCGGCAGGCCACTCCTGAAGACCGGCGGCAGGCTGTGGCCGACTTCGCCGGCCGCCTCTTCGGGCAGCCCTTTACCCCTGCCGACATCCTTGAAGAGACCCTCGTCCCCTTCACCCAGGGCGGCCTCCCCACCGCTGAGGAACTCCGCGCCGCTCTCCTTTCTTCCCCTCTCCCTTCTTCCCCTCTCCCTTCTCCCTTCTCTTCTTCCCCCCTCCTTCGCTGGCTGGAACACACGCTGGGCCTGGAGCCGGAAAACGGCGGCTACCGGCGGCGCATTCCTCAGACGCTCCCGGCGGCGGCGCAACGGCTGGCCGCGGAGACCGGCGTGGCGGCCGCCATCTGCGAGCAGGCCCTGCGCGCTGTGCTGACCCTGGGCGGTAGCCTGGAGCGGGAAGAGGGCGGGCGCGCGCTCGCCTTCAAACTCCACCAATTCATCGGCCAGGGCCGGGCGCTCTACGCCACGCTGGAGCCGCCGGACCAACGGGAGTTCAGCCTGGCCGGGCAGCTCCGCGCCGACGAAACGCGGCTCTTCCTGCCCCTCAAATTCTGCCGTCACTGCGGGCAGGAATACTACCACGTCCTGCGCCGGGAAGGACGCTTTGAGCCGCATCCCCTCGGCAATGTGGAACTGGGTGAAAATTACACCGCCGGCTATTTGACCTTCGCCCCCGACTGGAACGAAGAGCTGCTACCCGAAGAGTGGCGCGAAGCCAACGGGCGGGTCAAGCGCGACTACCGTGACCGCATCCCCATCCAGCTCTGGGTAAGCCCGGACGGCGCCTACACCACCCTCCCACCTTCTCCCTCTCTCCCTTCTTCCCCTCTTTCCCTCTGGTACCAACCCGCGCCCTTCGCCCTCTGCCTGCACTGCGGCGAGTTCTATACCCGCCGGGAGGACGAATTCCGCAAACTGGCCTCGCTTTCCAGCGAAGCGCGCTCCAGCGCCACCACCGTCCTGGCGACGGCGCTGCTCCGCCACGCCGCCCGCAGCCAGGCCGCGCGCGACAAACTGCTCACCTTCACCGATAACCGCCAGGATGCCGCGCTCCAGGCCGGGCATTTCAACGATTTCATCCGCCTCTCCGTGCTGCGTGCCGCGCTGGTCGCGGCTTTGCCGGCCGCCGGGGCGCTGACCGCCGACCGGGTGGCGGCGCAGGTCGTGGCCGCGCTGCAAACCAGCTTCACGCTGCGCGATATGGCGCGCAACCCGGAGCTGGCGCCGGATACTGCCGCCGCCAGCGATGTCTGGCAGGCTTTCACCATCCTGACCGAATACCGGCTCTACACCGATTTGCGCCGGGGTTGGCGCGTCATCCAGCCCAACCTGGAAGAGCTCGGCTTGCTGCGCCTCGGCTATCGCGGCCTGGCCGAACTCTGCCAGGAGGAAACCGCCTGGGACTTCCATCCGGCCCTGGTCGCGCTCAGCCCCGAGGCGCGCGCCGCGCTCCTGCGCCCGCTGCTGGACCAGTTCCGCCGCAAACTGGCGCTCAATGCGCGCGTGCTGCAAGAAGCCGAGCAGCCGCTCCTGCAACGCCGCTGCGAACAGCACCTGAACGACACCTGGGGCCTGGATGCCGAAGGCGCCGAACTGCGTCCGGCGCCCTGGTTCATCCTCAAAGGCGCTTCCACCCGGTGGGTGGAAGGCTTCAGCCTCGGCGCGCGCAGCGCCATTGGCCGGTATCTGCGCCGCCAGCTCAACCTGGAAAGCGCTGCCTACCTGCCAGTGCTGGCCCAATTGCTTGACCGCCTGGTGGCCCACGGGCTGCTAGCGCGCCTGGCGCCGGTGGAGGACCACCAGCGCTTCCAGCTGGACGCGGCTTGCCTGCTGTGGGAGGCGGGCGACGGCGCCCCGCCGCCGCCGGACCCGCTCTACACCCGCCGCGCCGTCGCCGAGGCGTACACCGCCGCCCGCCGGCCCGTCAACGCTTTCTTCCAGCGCTTCTACCGCGAGACCGCCGCCGAGCTGGCCGGGCTGGAGGCGCGCGAACACACCGCTCAGGTGGTCGCCCCCGGCGAGCGCGAGCGCCGGGAACGGCGTTTCCGTTGGGAGGAGCGCGACGAGGGCAAAGAGCGGGAGTTAGGCCGTCGCCTGCCCTACCTGGTTTGCTCCCCCACGATGGAACTCGGCATTGACATCGCCGACTTGGATATGGTGCATCTGCGCAACGTCCCGCCCACCCCGGCCAACTACGCGCAGCGCAGCGGGCGCGCCGGGCGGCAGGGGCAGGCCGGGCTGATTTTCACCTATTGCGGCGCGCTCAACCCCCACGACCAGTATTTCTTCCGGCAGCGGGAGGAGATGGTCGCGGGCAGCGTTCGCCCGCCCCGCTTAGACCTCGCCAACGAAAGCCTGCTCCGCGCCCACCTGCACGCCCTCTGGCTGGCCGAAGTGCGGCTCCCGTTGGGGCAGTCGGTAGAGGGGATTCTGGAGACCGAGCAGGATGCCTTGCCCCTGCGTGAGCACGTGGTAGCCGCCATCCATTTGAACGCCGCCGCCCAACAGCGACTGCAGCAACGGATGCGCGCGGCGCTCCAGCACGACGCCGCGCTGTTGGCAGCGGCCCCCTGGTTCACCGCGGCTTGGCTGGATCAGGTGCTGGCCGCAGCGCCGGAAGCCTTTGACCGCGCCTTTGACCGCTGGCGGGAGCTCTATCGCGCCGCCACGCGCCAGCTCCTAACGGCGCAACAGGCGTTGCTGAAAGCGCGCAAAGCCGAAGACCAGCAACACGCCAACCGCCTGCAACAAGAAGCGCTCCGGCAGCGCAATCTCCTGTTGCAGATTGATGTCCAGCGCGAAGAGAGCGACTTCTATCCCTACCGCTATCTCGCCAGCGAGGGCTTCCTGCCCGGCTACAACTTCCCGGCGCTGCCGCTGCGGGCCTGGGTGCCGCGCGGCGAGGGCGAATACATCCCCCGGCCCCGCGCGCTGGCGCTGCGCGAATTCGCCCCGGGCAACATCATCTACCACGAAGGCGCCAAATGGGAAGTGGTGGCCTTCCAGGCGCCGCCCGGCGGCCTGGATGAGCGGCGCCGCCAGCAACGCCTCTGCTACACCTGCGGCGCCTTCTGCGAGCCGGCGCTGGACCTTTGCCCGGCCTGTCACACCCGCTTTGACGGCGAAAACAGCCTGCTCACCTCCCTGCTGGATATGCCCAACGTCAAAACCCGGCGGCGTGAGCGCATCACCTCCGACGAAGAAGAGCGCCGCCGGCGCGGCTACCACGTGGAAACTTTCTACCAGTTTTCTCCCACGCCCGATGGCAGCAGCCGCGTGCAGACCGCCGACGTCATCGTACAGGGACAGCCGCTCTTCACCTTGCGCTACGCGCCGGCCGCCACGCTCCTGCGCGTCAATCACGGCTGGCGCACCGCGCGCACGCCGGGCTTCCTGGTGGATTTTGAAAGCGGCGAGCTGGTCACCGAAGCCGCGCCAGCCCCCCGGCCCACGGCGCGCCCCCAACGGCTGGAAACCGTGCGCTTAGCGGTGCAGGAGACCCAAAACCTGCTCCTGCTACAGCCGGTGCAGGCCGAGCTTTTCGCCAATCCGGTCTTCCTCGTGACCCTGCAATACGCGCTCCAAAGGGGGATGGAGCAGGTGTACCAGCTGGAAGAGAACGAACTGGCCGCCGAGCGCCTGGGGCGCGACGAACACCGCGCCTTCCTGTTTTATGAGACCTCTGAAGGGGGCAGCGGCGTGTTGCGCCGCTTGTTGGAGGAAACCAACGCCGTGGCCGAAATCGCAGCGGCGGCGCTCCTGCGGCTCCACTACACTGCCGATGGCGCCGATCTTAAGCCCGATTGCATTGCCGCCTGCTACGAGTGCCTGTTGAGCTACAGCAATCAGCTGGACGCCCTCAACCTGGACCGCCGCCAGGTGCGGGAGGCGCTGGTCGCGTTGACGCACGCGCGGACCTGCCCCCGCAGCGCCGGGCGCACCTACGCCGAACAGCTGGCCTGGTTACATTCGCTTACCGATGCCCGCTCCGACCTGGAGCGCCGCTTCCTGGATGTGTTGGCGGCGGGCGGCTATCGCCTACCGGACGACGCGCAACACGCCATCCCTGAGCCGCGCTGCAACGCCGACTTCTTCTACGCGCCGCAGACCTGCGTTTTCTGCGATGGCGCGGTCCACGATACCGCCGCGCAGCAGCAGCGCGATGCCCAGGTGCGCCGTGACTTGCAGTCCCAGGGGTATCGCGTCCTCGTCATCCGCTACGACCGCGACTTGGTCACACAGATTCAGGAACATCCGGAGGTGTTTGGCGGGGGATAAACGCTGGCGCAAAGAGGTTGCCTGATAGCGGTATAAAAACTCATAATTATGATTATGCGTTGACAATTCCAGAAAAACCCCGTAAAATGGCCTTACCAGGGCCGTTTTACGGGGTTTTGCTGTGCTGAAACCCAGCGCATAAATCACCGGCCCATCCAGGAGGTGCCCGATGACCGATTTTCTGGCCGAATTCACCGCCTACTTGCAGTCCCAGGACCGCAGCGCGCACACCATCGCCGCCTACCAGCGCGACGTGGCGGCCTTCTTCACCTGGTTGGCTGCTCAATTGGGTCGGGGCGACCCGCCGGGTCGCCCCCTGACGCCGGTGGAAGTCACCCCGTTTGACGTGCAGAAATACCGCGATGCCCTTGTCGCGGAGGGTCGCAAGCCCGCCGGCGTGAATCGGGCGCTGGCGGCGCTGCGGGTCTTCTTCGCCTGGGCCGTGACGACCGGCCAGGCAAGCACCAATCCCGCCGGGCAGGTGCAAGGGCTCAAGCAGGGGCAGCGCACGCCGAAGGCGCTCACTGCGTCGGAGGTCTACCGTTTGCAGCGGGAAGCGGCGGCCCAGCGGCAACTGGCGCAGGCGAAGGCGGGCGGGGAAATCACGCCGACGCTGGTGGATGCCATCCGTGACGAGGCACTGCTCAACCTGTTGCTCTACACGGGCTTGCGGGTCTCGGAGGCGGCGGCGTTGCAGGTGGCGGATGTAGTGCTGAATGGGCGGAGCGGGCAGGTCATTGTCCGTTCCGGGAAGGGGCGAAAGTATCGCACCGTGCCGCTGCACAAGGAGGCGCGGAAGGCTGTAGAGGCATATCTGGCGGTGCGACCCGCCGACCGGGGCACGACGCTGTTTCTGGGGCAGCGGGGACCGCTGGGGGCGCGGGGGATTCAGTTCCGCATCGCGGCGTTGGGGGCGGCCGCGGGCGTGGAGGTGACGCCGCACCTCTTGCGGCACACCTTC